GATGTTGGTGCAAAGCATGATCTGAATAATGGTGAATCTATTAGAATTATTGCAGAGAATGGAGACCTTCCAGAAGGATTAGATCCACATAGAACTTACTATGCAATTACTTCTGAGAAGAACTCCACAAGAACTGATAACATTGGTCTTACTGATTATGAAATTCAGATTGCATCTTCTAAAACCAATGCTGAGAGAACCACTCCAGTATACATAAAAACTATTTCCAATCCTGCTGCTGGTAAGTTAAAGATTATCAGTAGAGTAGCTGATAAAAAACCTGGAGAACTAGGTCACCCAATTCAATTTGATTCTACCGCTGGTAACTGGTTCATCCATGTTCAGGGTGCATCTAATGAAATCTATACTAATAGAGCTCAACTAGATGATACTAATGAGGATATTCCATACATTAAGAGAAGAAGTGACGATAGAAGTTTAGATGACAAACTATTCAAAGTTCGCTATGTAATTCCAAAAGAATTGCAGAACTCTAGAGATCCTAATGATAGTTTCATTATTCAAGACTCTAGTTTCACTAATGTAAGATTTGATTCTGATTTCACTAGAACTTCTATTGGTTCTACTGATTATGACTTTAATAGAAATCCAAGATTTATTTCTCATCTATTCTATAACAGCACAACTAGAGTTGCTAGAATTAGATCCGATAAAAATCACAATCTAAGAATTGGTGATCAGATCATTGTAAAGAATATTATTGATACTGTTAACACATCAGGTGCAGGTGATAAGGGTTTCAACGGTACTTTTGTTGTAACTAATGTTCTAAATTCTAAGACCTTTGAATATGTAACTACTGATGTCTTAGGTAACTCTCGTATTGTTGGTGCATATACTAATGATCCAACTACTGCAAGAACAACTGCTCTACCTAGATTTGAGAAGAACAATAATCAAGAAAATCTATTCATCTATAGAACAGAGACTATCCTACCTTATATTGAAGGTGCTCAAGATGGTGTCTTCCACCTGTATGTTCTAAATGGTGGCAATTCCCTTGAGGAAGAGTTTACTACTTCAAAGTATAATCAGAATGTTGTAAACCTTTATCCAGAACTTGATAGAGATAACCTCAATGATAATCCACAGGAAGCAGCTAGCTATGCTAAGAGATTCCCGATTGGTGATGTTGTAACTAACGATCTCAAGAAGAGTATTACCAGAGAGTCTACTAATAAACTACTGCGTAGTTTTGATGTTGCAAATGAAATCTCTGATGTTATTGACAACACTACTTCTGCTATTCTAACATTTAATAGAGAGCATACTTTAAATGGTTTAGTTTCTGCTAGCAGCTTAACTGGCGGTGGTGGTCATACTGATGGTACTTATTATAATGTAAAGATCTTTGATGACGCTTCTGCTCCTGCATCTGCCGTATGGAAAGGTGCAACTGCTACTGTAGTAGTTAATGGTGGATCTGTTACTAACTTTAAGATTGAAGAACCTGGTTCGGGATATACTTCATCACTATCACCTTTATATTTTGATAGCTCACTTCCAGAAGATGGTGGTATTGGTGGAGCACCTAGTGCGAACATTTCTATTGTCGATTCTAACATTCAACTTGCAACAGGTGATTATGTTCAGGTAACTGGTATTACCACTGGTACTGATAATTATTTCAGAATCCAAGATGTTCCAGCAACCAATAAGATTAACATCAAGAAATCTGGACAAGAAACTATTCTACATGGTCAGAGTGTTGTTAGTGTTGGACCTGTTGCTGAAGTTAGTGGCACCCCATCTACTTCAAATGAAGTAACTACTATTAGTACAACAAGAGCACATGGATTATCCAAAGGATCTAAATTTAGAGTTCTTGATACAAATGACTCTAATCTAGGTGATTATGTTGTTAGTGAAGTTGTTAGTGTAACTCAGTTTAGACTTTCAAATGCACCATCAAATATAAGTAGTGCAAAATATATCTTAAAACATGCATTATCATCACATAATGCAAACTCTGGTAGAGATGGTGAAAGTTTGGGTACTAGAGGATTTGGTTTATATGATAATGTTTCTCTAAAACTAACCAGCGCAATCTCAACTACTGATCAGATTCCAGTTGCTCTACCTGATGGTGGAGGTACTGATGCTGATATTAGAGTAAGATTCCCACTAGGTTCTTATTTCCAGATTGATGATGAGATTATGAGAGTCGTTGATACGACTCTAGCTAATGGAGTAAAACTAAAAGTTATCCGTGGCGCATTAGGTACTATTGTTGAACCTCATGCAAATAATCAACTAATTAAGAAGATTAAACCTCTTGCGATTGAACTTCGCAGACCTTCTATTCTTCGTGCATCTGGTCATACTTTTGAATATCTTGGTTATGGACCTGGTAACTATTCAACTGGTTTACCACAGGTACAACTTAAGACTCTAACTGAAAGAGAAGAATTCCTATCACAATCCCAAGAAACTTCTTGTGGTACTGTTGTTTACACTGGTATGAATGACAAAGGTGATTTCTATATTGGAAACACCAAGATTTCATCTGACTCTGGTGAGCAGGTAACCTTTGATATTCCCGTTCCAACTGTAACTGGTGAAGATCCAAGTAGACTCAGTGTTGTCTTCGATGAAGTTATTGTTAAGGATAGACTACTTGTTGAAGGTGGAACATCCAAACAAATTCTATCTCAGTTTGATGGTCCTGTTACCTTCAACGGCAAAGTAAGATTTAACAGAGATTTGAGAATTACATCAAATCTAACTGTTGATGGTATCGGCAGATTTACTAATGAAGCACAAGCAAATACTTCATGTGATAATGCTGCATCAGGTAGCTTAATTGTTGAGGGTGGTATCTCAGTTGGTAAGGCATTATCTAGAGGCAATAACCAAAGTAGAGCGATTACCGTGATGAACGGTACTGTTAAACTATGTGATACTACTGCTGCATCAGCTGGAAGTCAGGGTTCATTAGTGGTTGATGGTGGTGTAACTATTAACGGCACGGGTGCTGCATTATATGTTGAAGGTAATAGTTTCTTTAACCAAACGGCAAGATTCGGTTCAAATAGTGCCTCAAGCTCACTCGAAGTGGGTCTTCGACCCATTGTCGATGCTGCTGCTAATGGTGGTGCGGGTGTAGCACTTGGATCTGCATCATTTGCATTTGCTGAAGCACACATTGGTAGGATTCAAATTGGTGTATATGATGGTACTCCTGATAATGGAAATCAGCATGTTACAACTAGAAGTGGACCATTAAGATTAAGCTCTAATTCTGGTGATATTGAACTAAAAGGTGACATACTTGTAACAGGGAAATCTACATTTAACGATGATGTTTTAATTGAAGGAGATTTGAATGTTACTAAGGATATTACCGCATTCTACCAATCATCCGATAAAAATCTGAAGAAGAATATTAAACCAATCCCAGATGCTCTAGCAAAAATTCTATCTATAAGTGGAAATACTTATGAAATGATTGCTGATGGTTCTGCAAGTACTGGTGTAATTGCACAAGAACTGGAAGCACTTGGTCTTCCCGAACTAACTAGAGTTAATGAGAATGGGTACTTATCAGTTCAGTACCACAAAATCATTCCTATTCTAATTGAAGCAATCAAAGAACTCAATTCTAAGGTTGACGCTTTATCATAATAAATAACTAAAAAATTAGTATAAATGGCTAATATCAAGAAGGCTTTCAACTTCCGTAACGGAGTTCAAGTTGATGACGACAATTTGATTGTTAATTCAAATGGACTAGTTGGTGTCGGTACTACCGTACCAACGGAAGCCTTGGATGTTCGCGGAAGGGTTAGAGTTATTGCAGACTCTGCCGTTGCTGGTTCTGGTGTTGTAAATGCCACTACTGGTATTATTACTGCATTAAATGTAACTTCTGAACTTGAAGTTGGAAGTTCTAAACTTCACCTTGGGCAAGTTGGAACAGGTGTAAGTGTTGGTTATCCTGCTGGTATTATAACAGCATCTGATGGGGGAACTGTAACTTATTATGGCGATGGTCAATATTTACAGAATCTACCTACTTCACAATGGCAAAATGTTGATGTTGGATTAGGTTATGCGAGTGTTTATGTTACTGATGCCATAGGTGCTGTTGGTATTGCAACTGTTGACCCACGATTTACTTTACAGATTGGTGGTAATAATGACCTCAACGACTTTAAAGATGGTGTAGGTATAAACAGTGGTGGAATTGTTGCTACTGGTGTCGTTACTGCGACGGAATTTAAAGGTGATTTTACTGGAGATGTAAATGCAGGTATCGCAACTGTTGGTTTCTTAACAGTAACCGAAGGTATGAATGTTGCTGGTGTTATCACTGCAACAACATTTAAAGGAACATTAGAAGGAAATTTATTAGGTAATGTTACTGGAGATGTATCTGGAAATCTATCAGGATCTTTGGATGTAGGTATCGCAACTGTTGGATTCTTAACTTCAACTGGAAATGTAAATGTTGCTGGTATTCTCACCTCAGTTACTTTAGTCTCTGATCAATTAGAATCTAGAAGAGCATCATTTGTTGAAGAGATAAGTTGTAAAGGACTTCAAGCTAGTGCTGGTATTCTTACTGCTCAATCAGCAGTTCTAAGTGATTCAATATTAGGTATTGCAACAGCATCTACTTTAAGAGTCGATAAGATAGGTATTGGTTTAAATTCTCCAACACAAGACTTTGATTTCTTAAAGGTAGGTATTGCGACAGTACAAATTGTTGGTACTGAAAGTGTGATACTCAGTATTGGTCAAAGATCAGCTATCCAAACTGGTGTTGCAGTTAGCACTGGTGGAATGAGATTTGGTTCTACCGATAAATCTTTTGATCTTTACAATGGAGATAATGGAGATTTTAATTACTATCTACAATTATCTGGTCAAGTAGGTCTTAATACAGGATCTTTTAATTGGTATCATACCACAAATAAACGCATGACCTTAACTTACGACGGTAAGTTAGGTATCAATAATGATGCACCAACTGAGATTCTTGATGTTATTGGAGATTCTAGGCTTACTGGTAATGTAACTATTACTAATGACTTGAATGTTCAAGGTAATATAAACGGAACAGTAGTTCTTGATCCAATACTTAATGATATAAATCTCAATAATACCATAGGCGTATCAACTATTGCAGATATTGTAGTACAGAATCTACAGGGAACATCAGTTGCGATTGGTACTGATAGAGATAAATCTATTTTTGCACTCGGTGGAGGTTTAGATGCTTCCAGAACTGCTGGTGCATTTGGTCTTTTATCTGTAGGAACAACTGCTACTGGTAATGCAGGAAATGCACTCTTGGTTGATAACGGTACAACATCATTTGGAAATAATTTAGTTGGTATTGGAACAACTACACCCGCAGATGCTTATGGAACTACGGGTTATGGATTAAAAGTTCTTGGTGGAGCTAATGTCTTTGATAAGAGTAGACTTAATCTTGTAGGTGGTACTGTTTTAAATCTTCAAGGTACATCTATACTTGGTGTTGGTACAGCTGCACCTAGATGTGCAGTTGACTTCTCAGAGGCAGCTTATTTTAGTAATGGTGCATCACCCATATCATATATGGTTCCTCCAAAAGTTACAACTACTGAAAGAGATGCTTTTACAGATTTTGATGCTGGACCAGTAGAAGTTGGTGCATTTATATACAATACGACTGTCAACAAACTACAAGTTTGGGATGGAAGTACTTGGAACAACTTACATTGATAGGGGGGAAATAAGATATGGCAGGAGTAACAAAAGTAGATAATGGTGGTCCACTTACTACACATTCAGCAGGAAAATTTGAAATAACAACTGCAGGACCATATTTCACATCAGGTGAAATCAAGTTCAGTGTTTTAAGAAGACTTTTTAAAGAAGAAACATCAGGAGAAGTTAAGGCAAGTGAACTTCGTAGAGTTACATCTACATCTGAAACTAATCCTATTGTTCCAGATTCTACTCAAAACGAACAAATTTCTACTGAAAACAATTTGAGTTTGTCCCAGTTTAGGGGATCTGTTAAAAGATATTATGCAGACTCTATTAGTGATGGAGATCAAGTCCACTTAAATCACTATGATGGCACTAATGGTATGGACTGGTCTAATGGTGGAACAGGTGGAGCAGACGGATCAGCTGCGAATAATAACTTATCTAAAAATATTCAAAAATTTATACATTGGATGAATACAGCATATTCATCTGATAATGATGGTGGTGATGGTGGATCTGCAGAGAGTAAAAATGGAACTGGTTTAGGTAAAATACCAGCAATGAGTCTAGAACCCGCTATATCAGGGGGTGCATACGGTGTATATAATTTACAATTAAATGTTAGTGGAAAAATATATGGTGCCGCTGGAAGAGGTGGATATAAAAATCAAACAAATAATACAGATACTAGAAGAGGAAAAGCGGGTGGTACTGCGTTAAAAATTTCACATTCTGGTTCAACAACTGTTGTTTATGTTGAAAATGGTGCCAGAATCCACGGTGGTGGAGGTGGTGGTGAACAAGGTAAGATGGGAGAAGATGGGGAAAGAGGACAATGTATCAGAAAAGTATACACAACTGTTTCAGGATCATGTGGTGGTGGAACGCCATCTTGTCCTACTGATTATACTAGGGTTTCGACAAGTACAGAAGTCTGTAGTACATCTCAAGAAAACTGTAGATGGATTGATGCTGATGATCCCAGTGAACCTGGACATGAGGATGGAAGTGGAAAAAGGTGTGATACAGTTCAAATTTATAGAACCAGTGCAGTATGTCAAGCAAACATTGGTGAACCTGGACCAGAACCAATAAGAGGTGTCGGTGGTAAAGGTGGAGATGGTGCAGGTTGGTTAGATGGTCAATATAGATCTAATGGTCGAGAAGGTGAGTTAGGAACTCAAAATGAGTTTCCAAATTGTCCTGGTGATACGATACCATACGGCAGGAAAGCCGCAGGAGATGGCGGAAGAGGCGGTAATGGTGGTGCTCCAGGAAGAGCGGGGCAATTCACTACATCGTCCGACAGAGGCGGTTCTGGAGGCGCTGCTATTTGTGGTAATAACTTCTCAGTAGAAGGAAATAAGAACAGTAAAACCTTAAAAGTTAGATATGATGGATCCTGTGTTGGTGAAACATCAGAAAATGCAGGTACAGTACCAGGTCTCCCAGGAGTTGAACTGGTTGAAACACCAACATATGTAAGATTCCAGGCTACTGGTGGTGTTAGAAATATATTTGTGACAGCACCAGAAGGTGTGAAGGCTGACTTCAAAGTAAAATATGAATGGGATGATAGCAGTAGCAGTGATGATATTCACTTAGACGAATTTGAGTTCCAACAAACCATATACACAAGAAGTGGTGAGCGCGGTGATATGCAAAGATCCTTCAGTTTATTGACTGGTGAATATCCTATTATTTGGAGAAATTTGAATAGTAGAAATGCAGGCGGTAATAATGATTATCCAAGAGTATCTAAAACTCTAATGGATCCACAGATGAGGAGCAGTGCTTTAAAGGTACTTGGTCTAAACCGAGAAACAAATATTGAAGAACTTAATGTAATAGGTCTTAGAGATGATGATGGTAATGATGCAAACGGAGCGATTGCGATCTTCAAGAACAATAATCAATTATATCCCGCAGCAACAATAAGATATAGACTCACTTCGTCACTAGAAAATCCAATTACAAATGTAACTGGTTCTAATGATCGAGGTGATCCTCTGTTCAATATACCAAATGATTTTCCAGCACCAGGAGAATCAAAAACATATACTTATAGTTGGAGACCAGTGAAATACACTCCAATAAAATATACAATCACTGCAACAGGACCAGGTGGAACATCTAAAAAAGAATTTATTATCGTGTAAGGCTTGACAAAGTCTTAGATTATCTGTAGAATCTCTTTGTTGCTTTTGAAGGATGAGATTTAGCTTAGCTATTGGGAATCCTCCATATGGTGTTGGAGGTAATCTTGCTATTAAATTTTTAAATAAAACATCAGAAGTTACTGATGATATTAGATTTGTATTGCCTACATCTGTAAGGAAGCCATCTTCCTTGAATAAGATTGTAGGTCATTTGCATTGTAGTGTAGATGAAGATCTAGATCCTTCAACCTTCCCTGGTGGTATTAGTGCTGTAAAACAATACTGGGAAGTTAAAAACACATCGAGATTCCAAGTAGGTGTTGGAGAGATACCTATGCATAAGGAACATCCAGACTTTGAGTTCTTACCTTATGAGAGAAGGTTTGATGCTGATGTTTTTGTTGGTGAATATGGCTGTGGACCCAGTGGTAGAGTCAAGATCGAGAACTTTACCCACTATGCGAAAGGACATCATTTTTTGAAAACTAGATGTCCAGAAGTTGTAAATAATATGCTAGAATTTGCTGATTCGTTTCGTGCAACTGCTACACAGTGTAATGGAAGGTATCACTTTGGCAAGAACGATTTGATTTCAACTTATATTAGATGTCTTGAAGAAAGAGATGGCAAAGAATAAGCATAATAAAGATGTTGGATCTACGATTGAAAGATCCGATGAAAGAATCAAAGTAACTCAAGAAGTTTTCACTCCGATGGAACTTGTTGAGCAGATGATTGATGAGATTGATATTGAATTACTAAAAGATCCAGAGAGTACATTTATTGATAACTCTGCTGGTTGTGGTAACTTTCTAGTTGGAATGAAGAATCGTTTACTACAGTTTCATAGTGAAGATCATATTCTAAACAATATGTTATATGCTGTAGAAATGATGGAAGATAATCATAAGGAACTGTGTGCAAATCTTGGAGTTCCTGTAGATCATCCACACTATGTTTGTGCTGATGCTTTAGAGTATGATTACTCTTTCGATGAAGAAGTGGGTTTAGAGCAGGGTCTAGGTAAGATCAGAAGACCCGACGATTATACACCCCCAGAACCCAATACAGATCCTAGTGAGGCATCCTTAGAACAGTTCTTCTAGTGGCACAGGGGGTTGACAGGATAGAAAAATCAGTGTATATTGTATGTGTGGTTGGGCGAATCGCCAAACAACCGCATTACACAATGCCAAAGGCAGACAATGACTATCTTTAATGAAATTACGATTCCCACTGGATTTATCGATTGGGAAGACTTTAGAGAGTCTGGCATCCTTTATGAACTCGCTGAGATGTATCATAAAGAGATTATCAAGACTCTTGAATATAAAACTTGTGAAGTAGTATCATGCACAGTTATCGCTGTTGATACTGTTCGCAAACTTGGACAGGCAAATGTGGGTCGTGTTCGGGGTAATGACAAAGATGTATATGACATCGTTGACAAGAACCTGACTCCTGGATGGAATATCAACAAACTTCCTCCTTTTGTCTTTGCAGATGATGATGAACCTGTGAATGGAAACCACCGTTTCCGTTGGTTCGATGAGCATCAAGTTCCTTATGTTCCCGTTCTGAAAGTAGTCCCCAAACTGGGATTCTCTAAGAACGATGTCATCAATGAGATTGGGTTGAAGTATCAACCTCGTCCTGAAGGCACATCATCTGCCTTCGATGACTACAAAGCACGGGGTATTTTGTGGGTGATCGAACAGAACTCTTTGCGTGAAGATGCTCGCGTAACTGAGACTGAAGTTCGTAACTGGGTACAAGAGTACGCAGATTTTGAGACTCCCGATACTCAAGAACGCCTTGTAAAGGCAATCTACAACGCAACTGAGAAGAAAACCTTCCTTGCAAACTTTACCCGTGGTGAGGGTATTCGTTTCTTCTCCAAGAAAGGAATCAAGATTCAAAGCACTGCTGCTGATGTTCGTGGTTCTAGTGTTGATCGTCTCGTAAGTGCTATGGGTCCAGTTCATGTTTATCGTGACTTTTTCCCACAGTTCTTTGAAGATGCTGCAAACGGCATCTCTACAACTATTCACTTCTATGTGAATACAAACAATGTAGACGATGAGATTGGTGTTCTGCATCTGATTCGTGAGCGTATGGATGAGATTGAAGATTACATTGAAAACTTTGGTAAGATTCTAGGTAAGAATGAAGCTACACGGATTCGTTCTTACTTGTCTTACGGTTATCGATTGCCACATCTGGTAGACCTTGATCGTGGTGATCTGGTAGCACTCCAGAACTGAGATCCAGTTCACAGACCGTCCATGGGGTTCCCCCGTGGGCGGTTTTCTGCTATAATTACTCCATACTGAACAGGACAAACACTTGACCATCACACTTCGCCCCCATCAGCAGGATGCTTTGGCAGCGATGCAGAAGTATGAAAAGGGTCAGGTCATCATCCCTACTGGTGGTGGTAAAACTCTTGCCATGATCACTGATGCAAAGCAACAGTTTGATCGTGAGGGATCTACCACTATTGTTGTGGTTGCTCCTCGTATTCTGCTGGCAGAACAACTCTGTAAGGAGTTTCTGGATGTTATCACTAATGCTGCTGTTTATCATGTTCACAGTGGTGAAACTGAGCACTTCAGCAGCACTAAACCTGCATTGATTGCTAATTGGCATCGCCAAGCATATCGCAATCAACTAATCTTTACTACCTACAACTCTCTGAATCGTATTCAAGAGTCAGGTATTCATGTTGATACAATTTATTTTGATGAAGCGCACAATTCTGTCAAGCGTAATTTCTTCCCTGCCACTGAACATTTTTCTTCTGACGCTGATCGCTGCTATTTTTTCACTGCTACTCCTAAACACTCTGTTACCGTCTTCAAACCTGGGATGAATGATGGTGCTGTTTATGGGCAGGTAATCTGCAATGTTCCTGCACCTAAACTGGTTGAGCAAGGTTACATCCTTCCTCCTAAAGTTGTTGTGAAGGAGCTCCCTCAGGGTGATTTCAAGCAATCTGATAGTCAGAATCTTCTGGATACCATTGATGACAACTCACTGGATAAGATTCTGATTGCTGCACGATCCACTAAGCAGATTGTGCAACTTACCACTCAATCTGACTTCACGATGCAACTGGAGCAGCGTGGTTACAACTGGATGTATATCACCAGTAAAACTGGTGCAATCATCAACGGGCAGAAAGTTACCCGTGAGCAGTTCTTCAACACACTGAACGCTTGGGGTCGTGACAACAAAAGATTTGTTGTGATGCATCATTCTATCCTTTCTGAAGGTATGAATGTCAAAGGATTGGAAGCAGTTCTTTTCATGCGTAACATGGATTATATTGGTATCTCCCAATCAATCGGGCGTGTAATCCGCCTGGGAGGCGCTGAGAAAACCTTTGGGTTGGTTTGTGTACCTGTTGCCGATAAAGTGGGCATCAGCACTGCTAAGAGCGTTCAGGCAGTTGTGAATACTGTCTTCTACAAAGGTGAACCTGCTGTTTCTGTGGTGCGCCGCTGATGCTGTCTGATAACATTTATGAGCATGTCCTTCAGGTTGCAAGATCATCACCATCCAAGAAGCAGGTTGGTGCTATTCTTCTCAATAAAAGTAAAGTTGTAGTCTCAGCAACTAATCTTGAAACAAAATCACATCCACTGCAAGCATCATTTGCAGTTCGTGCAGGAAGACCTGAGAAGATTTATCTTCATGCAGAGATTGCTGCACTTGTAAAGTGTAGAAGTGAATGTGACACGATTGTAGTTGCAAGATTAGGTGGTCATTCTGGTGAAGAACTAAGAAATGCAAAGCCTTGTCCTGTTTGCGCTCTCGCATTGAAAGAGGCGGGAGTTAAGAAAGTTCATTACACTACAGATGATGGTTTTCTCTATCAGTATGCCAGTGATTGAACCGACACAAACCCTGTACTTCCTACCCTGAATCGGTTATAATAACTGTATCAGCAAAAAATCTATGCGCTGCATCGTAAAACTTCAAAAAAACGGTTACATCATCAAGGAAACCGTTCATACCGACGATCCGTATTACGCTGAAAGCGTTGCACTTGCACGAAACCCTGGTGCAGAAGTTCTATCCTCTGATGTGAGGTATTGAAATGAAAATCAAAGAAGAAACCATGTCTGAAATTACATCAAAGCGTAAAGCAATGGCAGTCTGCAATCAAGGTCTTGTAGAACAACTTCAAGAGATTATTTCACAACTTGGATGGGATTGTTATGATGATGTGACTGTTGAAATTGGTGGCACTCAAGTCTCTGGTATTGATGTTGGTGAAGTCTACAATAAGAAGTGGCAGTCACCTAAAGGAACACGCAAGTATAACAAAGATGCTTTTATTGTCATCAAGAACCAAGGTCGTAGGGATCTAAGTAAGACACAACCTTTCCCTGAAGGTGAGTTCAAACCAGCACATCCTTATGAGTCAAAGTCCTGAAGATTATCGTAAATTCTATAAACCTCAAAATCGAAAATTACTGAGTCCCGTTGTTGGTGATCCTGATGGATATGTCACTAAAGATGGTCAATGGGCAGCAGTTCCATTTGGCAATAGTGATGCAAAATTGGTGATTATTAACAACGGAAAAGTAGTGCATACTGCAAGAAATTATAGTTCTGCACTTACATACATAAAGAAACAAATTTCCGCTGGTAAGAAGCGCCGTAAGAAAAAATGAAAGATCAGAACTCGGTTCAAGGAGTTGAAACTAAGGGTGAAAAGTGGTACAGAGCAAAGGCATTGTTCCTAGAGTCTGTCATCAAACCAGATAGTGATCTCCGTTCTTGTGCTCACAATCAACATTGTTATTATGAACTAATGGAAATTCGTAGTCAAATCATGGACTATGTTGCACATTTACATAATCCCCACCAATGAGGATAGGTGTACTTTGTTCTGGAAATGGTTCTAACTTTGAGAACATTGTAAGAACCTGTAAACGCGATGAAGTTGTAGTTATGATCTACAACAAATCAAAGTGTGGTGCTCATAAGAGAGCAGATAAACTTGGTATCCCAAACTGTCACTTAAAATCTAAGAATGAGTTTGAGATTATCAGTTTACTTCAAGCTTGGGGTGTTGAACTTGTAGTTCTTGCAGGATGGATGAGAATTGTATCACCAAAATTGATAAATGCCTTTCCTGATAGGATTATCAATGTTCATCCATCATTGTTGCCAAAATATAAAGGTCTCCATGCTATTGAACAAGCAATGGAAGCAAATGATAGTGAAACTGGTTGCACGGTTCACTTTGTAAGTGAAGAACTTGATAGTGGACCTATCATTATACAGAAAGCAGTTCCTATTCTTGAAGATGATGATGTAAAGACTCTTACAAGAAGAATACAACTTGCAGAGTATGAAATTTTACCCAAAGCTATTGATTTACTTCGTTAATGTGGAGTTGACAATAGGGGTAAATAGTAGTATGATCAGGTTATAAAACACCAATACATCATGGCTTACAAACCGTATAGTCCAGAATGGCATAGGTATCGATACTTGAAAGAGGCAATCGATAAGTATTTGGATGATTATGTTGATAATGAAGTAATCGTCAAGGACATTCTGGATATTGTGTGTGTTCGTCAAGAACGAGCACATGCTGAGTATCACAAACTCGAAGACCTAGAGTTAAAACTAAGAGACTAATATGCTATCTACTGCTTACCGACTTCGTCTTGAGTCTATCTGCACTTGTATTGCAAATAAAGAAGAAGTTCCTCTGGAAGATATGATCTGGGCAGAGAAACTTGCTAAGCGTCACACTACTGCTAGAGATTGGTTGAATAAAGCAAGACGCCACGCTGCTCAAGATATTGAAGAGGGCAGTATTGATGATTTTATGAATAGGATGGGACTAGGTGATCCCGACCCATCCAATTATAAAACGGGATTTGATGGTGCAGAAGATATTAAAGATTGGTTCCAAAGAGATAAACCTGACGATTGGAGACAGCGTGACTAAGATTACACCAGAAACTTACGAGGAAATGAATCGTGAGTTTGAAGAAGAAGGACTCGCCTTCAGAATTATTGTCCCAACACAAGAACAAATTGATGACTGGCAAAAAGGTAACCGAACTGAATATAGTAAATAACTTGGTAGAGAAGATTGCTGAACTCCTTGATGCAGAAGTTCATCACTCTCTTTTGGTTGACTATAAAGGTCAAGAACAAAGAAAAATTTCAATCGTATATACGGAGAAAGAATGATGGGCACTGTTGTCTTGTATTCAAACGGCAATCAAGAGTGTGAACGCGCTAAGAATCTGTTAGAAACACTTAACTTTCAGATTCAAGTATATAAATTAAATCATCATTTTACACAAAAAGGTTTTGTTGCTGAGTTTGGCAATGAAGCAGAATATCCACAAGTTAATGTTGGATTTAAACATATTGGTGGACTAAAAGAAACTCTAAATTATTTGAAAAACGAAAAAATTATTAAATGACTAATCCAGTTTCATATATAAAAAACACTAGGGAGACTTATCGAAAAGATCTTCAAGAAGTTATTACTGAAGTTCAAGTTCAGTTTGCCAATGAAGAACCTGCATGGATCCCTTTTGCAACTTTATTGAGTATGATGGAGAAATTCGATGCAAACTTGGTTTGAATATATTTCACGGACTTGGTTTGAGTGGGGTAAACCCCAAAACTTTGATCCTGATGCGTATACATCTTATGAACATTCTATGAGTGATTATCCTCAACATTGGGGAGCACTTTGGACTGTTTATTATAATGAACCATCTCAAGAAGAAATTGATAATCAGTGTCCTATGTTTGCTGATCCAAACATCTTTCTTTTAGATCAAGGAAACTATAAGTTAGATAAGGATGCTAAGATTTTTTGTTGGAAAAAAGATGGAAAATATGTACATTCTGTAGGTATTAAACTTTGTGGAGTTGATCTATGGGTAGACTCCAAATACTTCTCTACTAATAGATCAAAAGATGGAACTCAAATTCCACATTTTAGTTACTTAGAAAATCCACCACCAATCGTACCTGATAGGGAATCTGAAGGTTGGTATGCTTTATATAAAGAAACTGTTGGTTCTTGTGCAGCATGGTTTGATGCTGGTCAGGATATTCAGCAACGATATGAAGATCATATTAGAGTGACAAGGTTTCCAGAACTGACAAATGTATAAATTTTTAAGACAATGTACCACGATTTTTTAGATAACTTACCTAACTATCAATATCAAAAGATGTACGGTAAAAATGGACAAAGGGGAGTTCAAAAAGAGGTTAATGTCGGGGAAGATAGCAAATCCCAAACCCTGGATGTACAAAGGGGTGAAAAGTGATGAGCAATCTAAACTTACATGGTGGCAATCAGTAAAGAGATGGGTTCATGAAAAAGTTAATCTATATCGTTCGTGAATATCTTTGGTGGGGTTCTGAAATCCTATCAGATATTTTGTATCCATATAATGATGATAAGTATGACTCTAGTGATGTGAAGGTATCCATCAACACTCAGAGTATCTTAGATGATTATATGAAAACTACCAATGAACGAGTAGAAAGACTGCAAAGTGAGATGATTCAGGTTCAAAATCAACTCAATAATCTAAATAGGTCGTTAAGGGACAAATCCGAATGACCCATGAAAGACAAGAAAGCAACCAAACTAATCATTAAAAGAGCTAAAAAACATCCTGATTGGTACACTAAAGAAGAGTTGATGTATGTTAAAATGATCAGGAAACTCATTAAAGCGGAGGAAAAGAAGGGAAATGAACACACACTTTGACTGGACAATCAGTCATTTAAGAAAGTATGCCATTCATGATGGGAACCCTGATATTGTATATGAGGTTGGATATTCTCTTACTGGCATCAATACAACTGGTGTCGCATTAACAGAGTATTATACTCGCGGTAGTCTACAGTTAAATACTGATAATATCACTGATCCTGTTGCATACTCTGATATTACAAAGGATAATATAGTTGCTTGGATCAATCAACAGTACCCAAACATTGAAGAGTCTGTTATTGATCGACTCAATACATCCAATCAATCAATAATTAAAAACATGCCTTGGGAATGATGGTAAATGATGATTCTTTGACTGTAGAGCAGAATCAAGATGGTTCCTTTACATTAGAATGGGATAAAGAAGATCCTAAATGGAATTTCTTAAATGGATTGACATCCAAAGAAATTACTGCTATGATTGAAACTGCATTGAAAATGGATGAACTTAATGACAGAAGAGAGTAGTTACGCACTTCGTCAATTAGAAGATGCTGTAGAAGATGCACTTGAATCAGATTGTACTCCAGATGAGATTTACAGTGTAATTCGTACTGTTGCGCGTCGTAAGATGTTATATTATCGAGCATGTGCGAAGGGTGCAGGCAATCTACTTGATTTGATGAATGGTCTTGAAAACCGAAAGAATTGGGTAGATTATACTGAATTGCCCACTGGTGACTCTGGTAAGGTTGACATGGGTGGACCTATAGAAAATCCTTATGTTAAGAAGTGATGTTTGTAGGCTTTTCCTAACAAAAGCGTGCTATAGTTGCAGAATCTTCAAATCGCCACTATGATTAACCTGGATGAACGATACCACTCCTATCTACACACAGATAAGTGCTTCAATATCGATGGATCTTGCGAAAAGGTTCGTGCATACGGATGGAATAGTGAGGGCAATGCTATTGTAGGGCATTATGTCACTACAAGTAACTTCAAACTATTCTATGATATGGAGGGAATGTTTATCCGAAAAGAAAACTTGGTTAAATAATCAAAAGCTAAGAACATATGACTGATAAACAGGATTTGGATCATGTTTATATTGATCCAGAAGATGGCAAAGAGCATGTAAATCACGGTATGCTTGAATATACCGAAGAAGACCTCAAAATGCATGGATTTATGGACAAGCATGAGGGAGAACAAGATGATGGTTGGAAACAACGCCATTCAGATAAAGTTCTGGAAAAATACTGCGACAATCACCCAGATGCCCTTGAATGTAGAGTCTACGATGATTAAAAAATTCTCCAATCTTTTTAAGAAGAAAAAAGAAGTGGAAACACAAACCACACTTCTTCAAAAGAAAGCAAACACATACAAGGTAGAATGTGCAATCGATGAAGAAATTGTGGACTGCCGCGAAATGGACAATCCTCCTTATATCGGTATTCCTGCTCCTGTCTACTTAGAAGATGATTCTTGGTTCGGTCCTGCTCCTCTTCGCTCAGAAAAGCAGTTAGATTATATGGAACAAGAAACTATCATTAAACAACAGGAAGCGCAAGAAACCCATGAATATAAGGGTGAACCTTGCAATATGCACCAGTTGATGTATGAAATGGCAACCAGTAATTGGAATACTGTAGACGAAACTAGGGAGTCTATTGGTGGTTCTGAAAACTTCCAAACTGGTCCTGGTGGATGGAACTCTGGTGGTGGAATTGTTAAATAGTAACAAATACTAACACAGGTATAGGTACATGTACCGTTCAATAGAGGATCACATTAGTGATAATCTTGCAAAGTTAGAAGATCCTTCAATGTCTCCTCAAGCAAGGAGACACTTGACAGAAGAGCTTGAGCATCTTATGATGTATCATGAAAACCATCCAGAAGATCATCACGATCCTACAGACTTTGAAATGTTCTGTGATGAAGAACCCTGGGCACCTGAGTGTAAACTACACGACAACTAAATGAATCTCCCTTCGTCATTTACCCACGAACCTCCTAATGAAAACTTTACCTATGAGGTTACTGAGTTCAAGCGTAATTATCTTGCTATTTGGCTTGTCAACCACTCTTCATTTATTTTCAATGATGGTATTCCTGTCAAGACAATATGGGGATTCTACAATACTAAAAAGGGAGAGTATCACGCACCCATCAACTTCAAAAAGTGTGGAGAAGTTGTGAGTTTCGATGATACTAGAGATTATACTGCAATGCAACTAAATTTAAATCCGTTACAAGCAGCGTTCATGTGACAGAAATATAACTGGTTGGGGGGCAGCAATGCCCCTTTTTTTATGCTATGATTAGAACATCGTCAAGGATCCCATGGGCACTCTCGCACAGATCGAAGCAGGTCGGAAGGCAAAGTATGATGGGCATACTGAAGAAGATACTTCAGCAGATACTTTGACTGAATCAACAGGATATAAGCACGATACAGATGGTGCTAGTGATACAAAACGGGATATTGTTTGTGATGATCTTCAAGATTACTATAGCAAGAAATCAGTATCAAAAAACCATACTCAATGTCATCTAACATCTTCAGATGTTTGGTGTACTTATTTCAATATCACTGGTGAACTTCGTGAATGGTTTGGATTGTTCTTTGGAACACCCCATGAAGATGTTAGTAATGGTGCTCACCCACAACATCGTGTTGTTGATAACGATCGATTGAATCAACTTGGTCTTAAGTGGTTCAATGATCATAAGATGGAAACCTTTGATGCTATCGTTCGTAAGGGAATCTATCGCAATAAAAAGACCAAGGAGATTAAACTTGGTGAACCAGTCAACAAAATGATATGGTATAATAAAATTACGAAAGAAGAGTGGAAGTACGATATTCAGGATATTGCTGATGTTATTGAAGGTGGAAAGTGGGTTCTGAATCCTACTACACTTTACTTCGTTGATGCTAACGGTAATAAACTATTTCACCTTCAGATGAAGGGATCTGGAGCAAAGTTCAACTCTGGTTATCACTCTCTCATGTTCCACATTTATCGTCCTCAAGTAAATGATTATCAATAAAGATTGTATTGAGGGGATGAAGGATCTGGAGGAAAACTCCATTGATTGTATCATCACATCTCCTCCATATAACAAGAAGGGATTGTTAGGTAAAGTGAAGCAAGGTAATCAAATCTGGGGTAAGTTTCAGATTGATTACAACACATATGGTGATGACATGCCTGAAGGAGAGTATCAGGCATGGATGATAGAGTTTTTGAATCAATGTCATCGTATCATCAAACCAGAGGGTAGTATATTCTTTAATCATAAACCCCGTAGATATAAGAATCGTTGTTATCTTCCAACAGATTTTATCAGTCAAAGTGATGCTCAGTTATATCAACTGATCATCTGGGATAGAAGAAACTCTCCTAACATTCGCAATGATGTTCTTGTACCATGCACAGAACATATCTACTGGTTCTGTAAAAAGAAACCAAAAGTATTTCGTGATGCTATAGATCCTGCATACAAAGGTGAAGTATGGGTGATCAATCCTGAGCGGCAGAAACAACACCCAGCACCATTTCCACCACAACTTGTCAGAAACTGTATTCAACTTACTACTGAGGAAAATGATATTGTCCTTGATCCTTTCATGGGATCTGGTACTACTGCTATTGTTGCAGAAGAACTTAAGCGACAATGGATTGGATTTGACATTGATCAGAAGTATATTGAAATCACACAGAACCGTATAAACAAGAGTGTGTCAGTTCAAGAGGTGGCACAGCAGGCACAGAATCCCCTTGCAGATGCCCTATACTGACTTCAGTTCAAACAAAGGCAATGGGCACTCGCTCTCGCATCGGTATCCAACTCCAAGATGACTCCATTCTTTCTGTTTATTGCCATTGGGACGGTTATCCTTCTTTCAATGGTAAAGTTCTCCGTGAGTTCTACAATACGAAGGAGAAAGTGAACCAACTGATCAACGGTGGTAACATCTCATCTTTGCATACCAATGCAGGTTGGAACAATGAAACTCTGCCCGAAACTGGTCCTCAATACTACACCTCTCGCGGTGAATCTATTGATGATAATGAGCCTGAACTGAGCAAAAATCAGAGTGAGTATCTTAACACTGCTGATGATTGTGGTGAAGAATATGCTTATCTCTTCACAGGTTCTGATTGGAAGTGCTATAATGTTCGCTCTTGGGATGACAACTACAAACAAGAAGAAGAAATCCCTGCTGGCTCTATCAACGATTGAAGAAAATGCTTGAATTTGACGACATGGAACTGATGCAACTTCAGTTCTGTATGCAACAAACACAAAAACAGATGTCGATGGGCGGTGAGATTCGCCGCCATGCATCTATCACCAAAAAAATTGAAGAGGAAATGCAACGGCGTAAAGAAACAAAGGGTTCTTATACTCCAGAAAATGTTAGATTGCAACTGGAAGAAGAACTGCGCGAACTGCTCAAGCGCAGGGACGGTTGATCTAGTGTCACAGGGGGCGCTGAAACGCCCCCATATGCCCCTATAATACGCTCATACGCAACAAACCAATGGGAACCACCTTCGCTGATTACTGCGCCACTCAAGATGCACGAAACACCTTGCAACTTAATGTTCGCAAGTGGTGTCTGATGCTCTGTGAAGCACTTGAAAATAACTTCCTTGAAGAGTCTATCAAGCGCCAGCAGTTTTTTGCTGCTAGTGGTGACAATCCTGAGTATCACAATGCTCGCATTGAATCCCTTAAAAAAGGTCAGGATCTCTATGAGTTTTCCATTGAAACTGGTCGTAAGTATTACAAGATCATGATGGAAACTGATAATCAATCGAAGAGTGTTCATGCCTTTGTTGATAAGAAAACTGGTGAGCTTTACAAGGCGGCATCATACAAAGCACCTGCTAAAGGTGTTCGCTACGATCTGCGATTGATTGAAGATCGTGAATTTGTGCTCAAGAATTGCGATTGGGCAGGTGGTTATCTCTACAAGAACTGAATTATGAAATTTTCAAAGCGACAACTGAAGAAAGCGGCAATGTATTCACTTGCCGTAGGATTGGTGATTCCATTCTTTTCTGGAATCTTTTACCTAGTGGCTCTAGCACCAGCACCTATTGCCTTTGGTGCTATTCTGGGATTGATCACTTTTCCCTTCTTTACATACTACTTCCGATAAGCACTTGTGTGCTATAATGAACATGTTCTAAACATGAGGTTCTTATGAACGATCATCGTCATTATCAAACAGAAAGTGAGCGTCGTCAACTTGATGGCGCAGTCACTGATTCTAATGAAAATGGATGGAACATTTCAAAATTGAATAGAATGAAGTCACGCGCTAATAATCTACCTGATGATTCTTTAGTTATTGACAGTGATTCATGAATCTAACATCTGAAGAACTAAAGTATTTGCATCATGTTTTATCTACTACCAGTTCTTATACTATTGCTAGAGGTGAGCAAATCGATCATCCATCAGTAAAACATGATGTAATTATGCAAAAAATTAAGGATCACATTGCCCTCCTCCATTCCTGAATGTCATGAAAAACATTACTGAAGCAACACCAAAAGATTGGGAAGACTTTTGGTACTCACCAGAAAAGTTTGGTACATGGGAGTATTATAACTCTGAAAGTGAAGGTAAGGATGTTGACATTCAATATGAAGAACTGGTGAGAGAGAAGTTTGAAGGGGACGAATGATGGCAAGTAATATGACTGGGTTTGAAAAATTGTTGTTTCTTTCTTCTTTCGTATGGGTACTACATTGGGGCACAAGAGTCGTATCTACTATGCTGGTTATGGATACAGTAAGCGTAGGTGTGAAACTGTCACTTCTTGGTTTCTAAAAAAGTTTCTACCACGACATAACATTGGAGTGACAATTATTCATCGTGGTTTAGTTGCTGATCACTCCTGGGGTTTCTGTGATTTTGTAGGAACATCCTATAATCCAAGAGACTTTGAGATTGAGATTCAAAGCAATCTTCGTCCTGATGATTACATCAAAACTCTACTGCATGAATTAGTGCATCTTCGTCAATGGGTTCGTGGTACATTGACAATGAAGAGTGGTAAGATGCATTTCAAAGATAAGAGCGTAAGTGAGTTTGAATACATGAAACAACCACACGAAATCGAAGCATACGCTGAAGAGATTAAATTATATCAACTTTACATGGAAGAGGTCCATGGTATGCCAGTTAAGAAACCGACCCCATCGTTCACGAATCGCCTCTGTGAGGCACTATAATAACTACATACCGAACAAACCACATGAAGAACACCCATCTGGAGCATCCTGAGGATTCTATCCTGACAGGTGATCTTTCTGTTCTTGACTGGTTCCTTGCTTATGGTGAGGCATCACTCAAGATTGATGGTGCTCCTGCCATTGTGTGGGGCACTAACCCTGCTACTGGTAACTTTTTTGTAGGCACTAAAAGTGTCTTCAACAAAGTAAAGATCAAGATCAATGAATCTCATGAGGATATTGATCGCAACCATCCTAATCCCGAACTGGCGGAGATTCTTCATGCTTGTTTCGACTACCTTCCAGACACTGATGGTATCTTTCAAGGCGACTTCATCGGATTCGGTGGCGATGATATTTTTCAACCTAATACGATCACTTATGTCTTCCCCGATGTGATCAGTGAAAAAATCATTGTCGCTCCTCACACAGTTTATACTACTGATAGTGGAAGCCTTCGTGACTGTGTTGCTCATGTGCTTACTCATAACTTAGAAAATGTAGAGGGTGAAGTTCTATTTGTTCGCCCTACTGTGGAGTGGGAAGTTACAGATAAAATTAAAGAAAAAGTTGC